CCCGCGGGTACCCCCCCACCCTTGATGATCTGCGCGCGCCTCACCGCTGCCCCCTCATGCTCGGCCCTACGACGTGCGCGACAGTGGCCACCTCGGCCAACCGGTCTCCGAATCGCGCGCCGTAGCGCACCGTGAGGTCGTCGGGCGTGAGGTTGCCGATGAGCATCGTCCTGCGCTCTAGGCCGATGCGGTCATCGAGCATGCCGAAGATGGCGTCGCGCGCCTTCTCGGCGTCGCGCGTGGCGCTTGTGCCCAGCTCATCGATGACGAGCATGTCGGCCGACCTGAGCGCCTCCACGCGCTGCTCGTGGGCCAGCGTGGTCGAGTGCCACCAGCGCACGAGAGCGGGCTCGCGCAGGTACGCGACGGTCTTGCGCCTGCGCACCCATGCGGCTACGCCGAGGGCGCTCGCGATGGTCTTGCCCACGCCCATGTCACCCACCAACACGAGCACGCGGTGAGGCGAGGCGAGCCATCGCGAGACGTGGCGCGTGGCCTCGGTAGGCCGGACCTTGCCCGCGGCGATGGCGGGTAGCATCTCGCCTCGCACGGGCATCGCGAGCTCGCGTAGACGCGCCTCGATGCGCTTGCACTCGGCCTGTCGGCGCCGCTCTGCGACCTGCTCGGGAGTCTCGGCGTCGTCGATGGTGGGTGTCCCGTCGAGGCGCTGAGCGGCCTCCTCGAGCGAGCAACCCTCGTCACGCGCGATGGCGGCGATCGCGATGTCGCGGAGCTTGGCCGCAGCGTGGCTGGCGAGTGAGCGAATCGGCAGCGGGTCTCGGTCGGTCACTTCGTGGTGCATGGCCATCGGTCAGCCTCCCATCAGGTTGCGCATGAGGGTCTCGGTCTCGCGTGCTTCGTCGTCGCTCAGGCCACCCGCCGAGCGCAGCACCTCGAACCGCGGCGCGGCAGTCGGCTCGACGCGGGCGGGCACGTAGCGGCCGGGGTCGTGGCTCCACGTAGCGAAGCTCCAACGGGTCTTGGCGACGAACGGGTCGTCGCTGGCGAAGAACCCGGCGATGCTGGCGGCAAGCCATGCTTCGCCGTCGGGCCGTTCGGCGACCATGCGCGCGACCTTGGCGGCCCTGGATCCGTGCTGCCCTACGCCCATCCAGGCGTCCCCGGTCTTCGCCGTCCACGCCTCGCCGAAGCGCCCGATCACGAGGCCCCACTCGCGCGAATCGGCGGGCTCAACGCGCGCGCGCGCGACCTGTGGGAGATCACCTCGCGAGTGATCTCTCTCTGAGAGAGTCTTGGCGTCCTGGCGTCCTGGCGTCCTGGCGTCTAGAGGTAGCCTGGTAACAGGCTGGTCAGTCACCTGCTCTGTCACCGGTGACAACGACGGTGACGCGGGGTCTTTCTGGTCTCGTCTCGCGCGCGAGTTGCGCTGGTCTTGGGCCTTGCGCTGCTTGTGTTTCTCCCACGCGTCGGCGGTGACGTTGTGGTCAGCGTAGTCGTGGAACACGTAGCCGCCGCCGTCGACGCGCTCCCACAGTCCGGCGGCCACAAGCTCGTCAGCGGCCTTCGTGTCGCGCTGGCCGAGCGTCTTGAGCAGCGCGCGAGACACGGCGCCGTCGGTCATCTGGTCGGCAGAGAATGACAGGGCTCGCGTCCATAGCGCGAGGGCGCGGTCGCTGAGCCCGAGAACCTTGGGGTGGCGCCAGAACTTCCCGGCGATGCGGGCGTATCTGTCCTTCGTCCTGCTCATCGCACCCTCCGCACGTGCCGCTGGCCCTGCTTGGGCGTGCGCCGCACCTCGAGCACCTCGACAGGCGCGAAGCCGTAGTCGACCTTAAACCACGTCATCCCTGCGACTCCATTCGTGACGAGGCGATCGAAGGCCACCTCGCAAGATCGGCGCTTCGGGGCAGATACAGCGGGTGTCGCGGCTGCCCTTCCTTCGTCGTGGCGAGGCACGCGAGCGACGTTCCGAGCGAGTCGGCGATCTCGATCACCCGCCGCGCTCGTGCAGGCGCCATCGCCCCCCACGCGACGACGATCGGGCCGCTCTCTCGCGCCGTCTCGATCATGGCCTCGCGGATGTGCCGATCGTTCTCGGGACCGATGGGATCGACGTGGCGCTCGAGCTCGCTCGGATCAGTCGCCCGGAGCCCGTAGAGGTTCACGACGTCGAGACGAGCGATCCGCCAGTAGCGCACGAACCCGAGGCACCGCCGGATCGTGGGGTCGTCGACCATCGCGTCGGCCGTGCTCGGATTCAGCATGACGAACAACGCACGAGCGCCGAGCGGATCGAGGATCGGCACGTGACGCGACAGCCGGTAGCGATAGGTGCCGCACGGAGAGAGGATCGCGGTCATGGCTTCCCCTTCGGCTTGATCCAGCGCGTCCCGCGCCCCAGGTGGAGCGTCGAGTAGTCCTGCGAGCCGCGCAGGCGCCGAGCGTCCTCGACGGTTCTCGGCGCGGCCTGCGCGGGCCGGCGCACGGCGAAGAGCTCGTGCTCGGGCGCGAGGTCGTAGGAGCCGTCAGGCAGCACCACGAGGCGGCCACGGCAGAGCCACCACGCGCGCCACGTCTCGGGCGCCTCTGCGAGCTCGCGCTGCTCTGCGGGCGTCATGCAGCCCCCACGCCGATGCGCACGGCCTTGCGCTCGAGGATCTCGGCCGCGCGGTCTAGGTCTCCGGCATGGAACCCGCGCACGATCACGACCGTGCGCGGGTTCTCCTTGCTGATCGGCCCCACCCAAATCTGCGCTGACCGGAGGTACTTGCGCTGGTCGTCCACGTAGAGGACGCCCACGAGGGCGTCACAGATGGACGAGAGAGCGCGGTCGGGATCGAAGCGCTGTGCCGTCGAGCGGAACGCGACCACCTGCACCTGGTAGGTTGCGTCGAGCGCCCACGTGATGCCCGCGCGCTTGGCCCGCTGGCGCGCTGCGAGCGCGTAGGTGCGCACGGTGGTCTTGTAGGCCTCGACACGCGGGTCGTTGAACGTCGCGCAGTTGCGCCCACGTCGAGCCCGCGCCCACGGCACGAGGTTGCCGGGGACAGTGAAGGCGAGCGCGGTCACGCCCTGCCCTCTCGCTCGGCCTTGGCCTTGTCTCGGCGCTGCTGGGCGCTACGGCGCCACTTGTCCCGCTGACGGCGCTGGCGCTCCTCGTGCCGCATCGCGGCCCGCTCGCTGTGTTTACCGTAGCGCATGACGCCGCTGCGGAGCGCCTCCTCGAGCCTCGCGCGGTCCTCTGCGCACGCGCTGCGCACTGACGCCGCAGCGAGCAGATCGCGCACCTGGTCAGCGTCGAGCATCACAGCGGCGCCCCCGCTTTCGTCCTGGTGCTCGTGGCGCGCTCGCTGCGACCGTACATGCCGCGCGGCGCTGGGCCGTTGCGCTTGGCCTGCGGCGGCATGCTGGCGACCTCGCCGCGCAGCCGCGCGAGAGCGACCTCGCGTGCCTGCTGGATGCGCTCCGCGCTCGGACTCTTCTTCGCTCTGCCGCCGTGTGCCTTCGTCATGCGCTCTCCCTCATCCCAGCAGGGCGAGCTGCCCTGCCTTCGTCTCGCCAGGCGCAGCGCGCAGCCGATCGGCTGCAAGGCGCGCGTGCTCCTCCATCGCGTCCCCCAGCAGCGCGCGGCGGCCTTCCATGATCGCGGCGAGGCCGGTCGTGCCCGCGCCGCACGTCGGGTCGCACACGAGGTCGCCGGGGCGCGAGTAGTCGCGCACGATCGCGCGCATCATCGCGATCGGCTTGCCGCCGACCACGGGCTTCCGCTCGCGAGGCACCGTGTAGAAGCCCGGCAGCGTTCCCCAACGCGAGAACTCCCTCGAGCGCGGGCGCGCGACGACGCCGAACACGGAGACGGGAGACGGGCCGTCGCCGGTGAGGCGCACGGTCCCACCGTGCTCGATCATCGGGAGGTGCGGGAACACGTAGCGCCCGACGCCGGCGAGGGCGGAGGCCCACACGGGCGCGAGAACGTGATCTGTGATCGAGACGATCCACCCGCGCGTGAGCGGCGCCCACGTCTGCACGAACGCGCGAACGTCCGCCTCGGTGAACGGCGGGTAATCGAGCTCCCTCCGCTCGGCGCCGTCGCGTGACTCGACGTCGTGCCCGTCGTGCGTGCGCTCGGAGTACGGCGCATCGAAGATCAACGCGTCGACTCCGCCCAGCTCGCGCGCACGCTCCAGCAGCCCGCGCCAGTCGCAGTGCCAGACCTCGGCGCCGCGCTCGTCGAGGAGACGCGTCACCGCTCCTCCACCGCCGACCACGCCGCGTGAGTCGCGACGCCAACGCCCAGCAGAAAGCCACTCCACACGAGAGCGGCAGCAGCCCACACAGTCACGCCCCCACCTTCCGCAGCGGCGACACCGGCGCGACGCGCGCAGCCGCACGACCAGCAGCCTCCATCGTGGCCAGGTCGCGCATCGCCAGCCGGCAGCGCGCCTCGATCTCGCGGCCCTCGGCCGGAGTGATGGTCGAGTCAGCCACGGCCCGCGCGTAGGCCGCGATCGCGGCGGCGTGCGAGGTCACCGAGTCGGCCAGCGAGCGCATGTGCGTCACATCCACGTCGGCAGTGGGCAGATCGGCGATCACGTAGCCAGGCCCCATCACCTCCTCGCAGACAGCGCGACGCACCGGCAGCGGCGCCACGCACAGGTCGGAGGCACTCAAGCGCTTGCGCCCGTCGGGAGCCAGCCACTCATCCACGCGCTGACGCGCGATGCCCAGCGCAGTGGCCATCACGCCGCGCGCGGTGGGGTCGCACGCCTCGAAGGCCACGCGCGCGACCCTGCGAATCGTCGCGTCGAGGGTGGCCCGATACGCGGCAGGGGGCACGTGTGCAGTGGTCTGGACAGTCATCGGAGCACCTCCTCAGGTCGGCGAATGCGGGTCAGGATCGGGTCATGAACAGGTCAGACAGCGCGATGAGCGGACGAGTCACCGTCACCCACAGCGCGTGGAGAAGAGCGAGCAACGCCACGATCAGCCCGGCCAAGACGATGGCACTGAGCAGAAGAACGAAGCGCCAGAGCGAGCGCAGCGGCGTGGGCGCGGACATCACGCTGCCCTTCCGCGCCGCGGCATGTCCTCGGCCGACAGCCCCATCAGCTCCGCGACCGACACCGCGCCGCCCGTCACGGCACTCAGGCGCTTTGCTACGTCGAGTCTCTTGAGACCGTGGCGCGCCGCCTCGTAGAACGTCGCCTCACGCACGCCCTCACGCGCAGCCAAGCGCCGCACGGTTCCGCGCGGCTGCTTCGCGATCCAGTCCGCCAGCTTCATGCGACGCATCGTACGGTACGCCGTAGCGTCGCGCAAGGCGTTTCGGTACGCCGTAGCGTTGCGCGCGACTATTGCGCCGCATCGTCGCAGCGTTGGAGGCTGCTAGACGAGATGGGAGTGCCCGAGGAGGAAGCGACGACTTGGCTCGCCCAGGCGGTCAACGTGCGCTGGCAGACGGCTCAGGCGTGGCTGCTCGGCACCACGATCCCGCTTGGGAAAAACCTGCATCGCCTCGCCAAGGCGCTTGGCATCGCGGAGGCAAAGCTGCTCGGGCCGATGGTGGATGAGGACCCGCCGCCAGCCTTCGACGCATTCCGGCGCACGCCAGAGGGCGCGTCGATGACCGATGTGGAAACGTGGACGATAAGGCTGTTTTCGTGGGCGAAAGAGCCGACGGTCGGTGAGTATCGGCAGCTCCTGGCACTGTACCGAGCAAACTCCGAGCGCTAAACGCGCGCCGCAAACCTAGGCAAAATCGCAGCGTTGCGATTTTGTTGTCGGATCACGCTTGCGCGTTACGGTACGCCGTACTACGGTTCACCGTAATGAACGGCGGCGACGCCGACGAGGAGGAACGGATGGGCAACGAGAAGCCGAGCGCGAAGTCCACGCTGTCCGAGGTGCTCGCGCACTACGGCTGGCGCCACGAGCCGGGCAACCCGAACCGACAGGGGCGCATCGTCCACACCGCCGACGGCGAGTGCCTCGGCCAGATCACTGCGAACGAGACGTGGGCCGCGCTGCGTGAGCGCGGGCTCGTGACGTGGAGCCGCGGCCGTGACTGACCGCTACGCCGAAACTCTGGCCTGCTACGACCGCGCGACGCTGGTGCGCCTGGGCGCTGACGCGCGCTTTCTGGCGCTCGCTGACCGCGCCGGAGTCCACGGCTACCAGGAGCTGGCCGACGCCTGCGCTCGCGAGCTGGCCCGCCGGGCCGAGGGTGATGCGCGGGAGACGCTGCCGCCGGGAGGTGCGCTGTGACTCTGCCTATCGAGGCCGTGCAGACTCTCGAGCCGTGCTGGGAGTGCCGAGGCGATGGCCGGCTGTATTGCCAGATCGGCACCGACTGGGAGACCGGCAGCGCGATCGAGGCGTCCTGCGAGTGCCCGACCTGCTGCGGCCTGGGCGCGACTCCCGTGCTGGCCGGCTGGGACGCCGACGAGAACCCGCCGGAGGACGAGACGCCGGAGTACGACCCGGCGGACGCGCCGATGTTCGTGGAGAGCGCGTGGGGGGCGGCGTGACCCAGCTATCCGACCGCGACCTGGCCACGCTGTACGAGCTGGCTTGCCACCTGCCCGAGCGTCTCGGTTGCGACGTGCAGCGCGAGGTGGAGCGCGAGCGGGCGAGGCGACGACACGAGGACGAGATGGAGATGGAGTGATGGACAACGGAGGAAACATGACCAAGCAGAGCGTGACGATCGATGGCGTGGAGTACGTGCGAGCGGACGCGGTGACGCCGCGACCGACCGGACGGCGCGCGGTGGTGGTGGTGGACCGCGGCTGGATCTTCGCTGGCGATGTGACCCGCGAGGCTGGCCGCGTCTACCTCGACCGCGCCGTGCATGTGCTCTCGTGGGAGAGCGTCGGATTCGCTGGCATGGTCGCCGATCCGAAGGCAGCGCGAGCGAAACTCAAGACGATGACAAGCCGCGTTGACATCCCGGATGGCGCGGAGATTTTCTGCGTGTCGGTGCCGGACGAGTGGGGGCTCTGATGGAGCGCCCGATCGGCAACGGCTACGGCTACGGCTACGGCGACGGCTACGGTAGCGGCGACGGCTACGGCGACGGCAGCGGCTACGGCGACGGCAGCGGCTACGGCTACGGCGACGGCGACGGCTACGGCTACGGCTACGGCGACGGCTGGGGCGACGGCTACGGCGACAGCTACGGCGACGGCGACGGCGACGGCAGCGGCTACGGCGACGGCAGCGGCTGTAGCAGCGGCTACGGCAACGGCACTGTGACATCCGATGCGCGCAGGCGTCGCGCATGACTGACGCACTCGACATGAGCATTGAGGCGATGTATGCGCCGGCACCCGACGGCGAGGTGCCGGCGCAGACTGGCTGGCTCGCGCGCCGCGCTCTGTCGTGGGGCGCGTCGGACGTGCCGAGCCTCTTCCTCGCACTCGGGATGCGCGACGCGTCCACGGTCCCGGCGTACATGCGCGACCGGGCGAAGCCGATCAAGGTGGCCGGCGGCGGTGTGTGGCCGCGTATCGTTCTGGAAAAGGCGGGGCGACGCGCTCCGCTCAAGGTCGGAGAGGCGGCGCTCATCGGCACGCGGCGCGAGCGCGAGCTGCTGGAGGCGTGGCGCGCCACCCTTGGCCCGCGCGACTCCATCGACGCTGCGAGCGTGACACACGCGAGCTCAGTGCCGGAGTGGATGTTCCCTCTGCGCGACGCGCACTGCCGATTGGCAGCCACGCCCGACGCGTGGGCGATCGACGTGTTCGGCGATGTCGTGCTCGTCGAGTGCAAGTGTCCGCGCCAGCCGCGCGAGTCGATCCCGTGGTATTGGGAGACTCAGGTGCAAGCGCAGATGGCCGTGACCGGCCACTCGTCAGCGCTGCTGGTGTGCGGTCAGGGGTGGGGCTGGTCGCTGGACGCGCATGGGCCGATCGACGTGTGGCCCGTGCAGCGCGACGAAACGGCCATCGCGGAGATTCGCGACGCCGTTCGCAAGGGTTGGGCGCTCGTGGAGCGAGCGCGAGAGGAGAGCGGCAATGAGTGAAGCGAAGAGTCTGGCAGTGGTGGGCGAGCAGAAGGCGCCGGGTCTGGCGCTGAGCGGGTCGGTGCAGATCCACGGCATGCGCGACGTGTTCGCGCTCGCCGAGCGGCTGGCGCAGGCGCGCGGATTCGTGCCCGACGCGTACGCCGGAAAGCCGGAGGCGCTGGCCGCGGTGATCCTGACGGGCGTCGAGCTCGGCCTCGGCCCCATGCAGGCGATGCGAGAGATCCACGTCATCAAGGGCAAGCCGAGCATCAGCGCGAACCTGATGCTCGCGCTCGCGCGGCGCAGCGGCGTCAAGACGCGGTGGATCAAGACCGACGCGACGATCGCCACGATCGGCGTGACGGTGCCGGGCGTGGCCGAGCAGCAGATGAGCTTCACGGCGGAGCAGGCGAAGGCCGCTGGCCTGTGGGGCCAGGGCAACTGGAAGAGCTACCCCGACGCCATGCTGCGCGCTCGGTGCATCTCGTCGGCGATCCGCGCGTTCTGCCCCGAGGTGATCGGCGGCAGCAGCGTGTACGAGAGCGAGAGCGGCGAGGTCAGCGACGGCGTGCCGGCCGCGCAGGTGATCGAGGCGCAGGTCATGCCGCCGACGCCACAGCAGCCCACGGAGCCGGCAGCACCGCCCCGCCTCGCGTCGCTCACCACGCCGGAGGCACTGCGCGACTGGTGCGCGCATCACGGCGCGTACGCGCTCGGGCAGCGCGGCGGCCGGGAGCGCGTGATGCAGCGCGCTGCGCAGCTCGAGGTGCCCGCGCACGTCGTGGCCGCCTGGCTCGACGGCACGGCCGAGGCGCCCAGCTACGACCCGAGCGAGCAGGACGCGCCGCCGCCGGACGAGACGTGAGTCACGCGGGCATCGCGCCCGCGTCCTGCGCTCGTCGGGCTGCGCGTTCGCACCACGGCCGCGCACGCACCACCCGCCTCGCCTCGCTCGAATGGTCGAGCGTGCCGGGGCGGCCGACGAGGGCAGGACGGGAGCGCGATGAGGAGGACACGATGAAGAAGGAAGAGCGAGTAGGCAGTGAGCGTGACAGGGCCATCGCGGAGGCGGTGCGCGCGGCGTGTGACGGCGTGGAGGATCCCGAGGAGATGATCTCGGACGACGACCTCGACGCCATCATCGCCGCCGTGGAAGCGCAGCACCCCGCGCCGCCGCGTTTGTTCGACGTGTGGGAGGGCGGCTACGTCCACTACACGCGGCCGGAGGGCGACCCGCTGCTGGACGAGGCGCGCAAGCGGCCGGGATACTCGGTGCGCCCGCACGAGCGCCCCGCGCCCGCGCTGCCGCGTGACGTGGCGATGCGCATCGCGGAGGAGGTGCTGCACACGACCGGGCTCGCGGCCATCGGCAAGGGTCCGCCCGCCGACCTCGACGCCATCGTCTCGCGCCACCTGCCCACCGACGAGGAGCGCGAGGCGGAGCGGGCGGTGGTGGAGGCGGCGCTGGTTGTCTCTGGAGCGCCGCTTGACTCCGACCCCGACGGGCCTGTGCAGGCCGCGTGGGGCGACTTCGACGCCGCGTGCGCCCGCCTCCTCGCCAGCCGCGCGAAGCGAGGTGCGCGATGAGCGTGCTGGTGGTGCTGAGGTCGTGCGCGGATTGCGCGCACTACGACAAGCGCGCGTTGGAGCGGTGCGTCCACTGCGACCGCGAGCAGCCGGAGCGGTGCGCGCACCCGGACACATACATGCGCGACCTGCCCGGCGATGACGTGATCCCCGAGTGGTGCCCGATCGACGCGGCCGTGGCGTTGCGCGATGTTCTCGCCGACACCGCCCAGGCCGCGCGCGAGCACGACGATCGGGTGCGGGCGGAGGAGCGGGAGCGTTGCGCGAGGGTGTGCGAGGCGTACGCGGACGAGTTGAAGGAGAACATCCTTGCGGTGTGGGCGTCGCAGACATGCGCACGCCGCATCCGCGCCCTCGGAGGCCGGTCGTGACGCGGCGGGACAGGGCGGCGATGGCATGGGCGCTGTGCCTCGCGCGGCGCGGAGACTACATGGAGGCCATTGCCGTGCTCATGCGCGGCCCTCGCGACGTGGCGGACGCTGCGTTTGCCGCGTGCCGCGACACCACCCCGAGCGACCTCCGCGCCCGCCTCGCGCTCTACCTGCGCGCTAGGCTCAGGGCTGACGCGGGGGACTATGGGCGCGTCACGGGGCGCGTGTGCAACCGCTGCTGTGCGTTCCTGCCGCGCAAGCCGGCGCCGAACCAGTCGCACTACGTATCGGCTCACGTCGCGGGCTGCGGCCCCGTGTTCAGCACGCGCTCGTGCCGCCGCATCACCCCGCTGTGGGAGCAGGCGGCGCAGTGGTGGGCGACGCACGAGCGGCCGGCGCGAGGTGGGCGATGAGCGCGCTCAGATATGACCTCATGCGCCACGCTCTTGGCGTGCATGAGTACACGTACGCTCGCGGTCGTCGGTGGTCCGCTCCATTCCGAAACCACTTCGTCGCTGGAGATTGCGATAGGCCGTCGTTCGACGAGTTGGTTGACGCAGGATACGCAGAACGCGTTTCGCTGCCCACAGAATTGTCGGGCGGCATGCCGACATATCGCATCACGGAGGCCGGCCGGTTTGCTGCGCTGGCCGGCATCGAGTTCAAGCGGCGGTGGGGCTACGGCTCGCCGGTGAACAAGTGACCACGCGCCTCCTCAGCACCGCCGAGGTGGCGGCCATCCTGCGCGTGACGCCGGGGGCGGTGGCCACGGCCGTGAGACGCGGGCGCGGGCCGGTGCCGTACGGTCGAGGTGGGCGCGGCGTGCTGCTGTTCACCGAGCAGGCTGTGGACGAGTGGATCCGACGAGGGCAGGAGTATGCGACGACATCCAGGCGTGCGACGAGTGGGGCCGGGGCGGTACCGCATCACGTCGGAGATGCGCCACCCCAAGACGGGGCGCACGCACTTCCTGGACCGCGTGGTGACGGCGCCGGACGCAGCGACGGCGGCGAGTCTCCGCGCGAGCGCGCGAAGCGAATGGCTGAACGAGCGCGCCGCCCGCGCCGCGCGGCGTGAGCGTCTCGGCGAGGCGCTCGACGCGTGGCTGACGGAGGCGAAGCACGCGCTCAAGCCGTCCACGCAGAGCACGTACACGACGGCCGTCCGCTGGTGGCAGGGCGTGCTTGGCCTGTACTGGCTCGACGCGCTCGAGCCGCGCGACGTGCGCGAGGCGCTGGCCGGAGCGATGGATGGTGGCGACGCGTTCGACACGGCGAGCGGGCGGCTGCGCGTGCTGCGCACGTTCGCCGAGGCGTCCGGCCACGCGCGCATCGTCGAGGGCGTGCGCATGCAGCGGCCCCAGCCCGAGGCGGAGCGCATCGAGGACGAGGGGCGCGGCCTGTCTCTCGCCGAACTGCGGCGCTTTCTGGCGGCCGGTCCGCGCGCGTGGCTCACGCTCGACGGCGAGGTGATGCCGGCGTGGGCGCGTGCGTGGGCGCTGGTGGAGCTCATGGCGTGGACGGGGATGAGGAGCGGCGAGGCCCGCGCGCTCGAGTGGCGCGACCTCGACCTGCCGGCCGGCGTGGCGCGCGTGAGGCGCAGCGTGTGGCGCGGCAAGGTCGGCTCGCCGAAGGCCGCCGCGAGTCACCGCGAGGTCGTGCTACCGGAATGCGTCGTGGCCACGCTCACCGAGCACCGCGCGGCGATGATGGAGCGGCACGGGCTCGCGTCGCGGCTCGTGTTCCCATCGCGGCGCTCGTCCGGCAGCGGCTACGTCACGAACGGGCACGTGGCGAAGAGCATCGCGCGCGTGTGCCGCGTGGCGCGCATCGACCTGGCGGGGAGGCCAGCGGTCCACGTGCTGCGCCACACGTGGAACAACGTCCTGCGGCAGTCGGCGCCCGAGCTGGTGCGTCAGGCGCTCGTGGGCCACGCCGACGAGTCGATCGGCCGGCGGTACAGCAAGGTCAGCCGAGACGAGAAGCGGGCCGCGGTGGGCGCGGTCGTGCAGATGGTGAGGGGTGAGTGATGGACATTGCCGAAGAGATGTACCGCGTGGAGTCCGAACGCATCGAGAGCGCGCTGTGCGTCGCCGTGTCTGAGGCCGGAGGCATCGGCGGTGTGTTGCGAGAGCGACACGAGCGCGCTGGACGCATGCCGTTGAACGTCATCAAGGTCAACGGTGCGCTTTTCTGGACGGGTGGGTGGCACCGCGTCGGGCTCGCGTTCGTGTGGAGCGAGGCGCGGATTGACCCTGCGTCCCAGGGTCCGAGCCAGGGTGCGCGCCGCTCGAGGCGGCCGATGGCGCCGAAAACCTGAGTGATTCCGAAGCGGGCTATGGGATTTGAACCCACGACATTCAGCTTGGGAAGCATGCACGCTCCCGCTGACAGGTGCGTGCAGCACGTGATTTCCGAGTCGTCCTGGCGCCGCTGATGGCGCGACCGACGACGTGGAGCGACGGGTGACGTACGGTAGCCAGGGTGGCTGCCAGGGTGGAGGTGGACGATGATGGGTCTCGGAGTGATGCTCAAGACGCTCGGCGGCAACGCCGACTCGGCCAGCGCGTTCGGCGCTGCGATCGGCAAGACGATCGCATCGGTCACGCTCGACAGCGACAAGGGCCTGCGTATCGCGTTCAGCGACGGCAGCGCCATCATGCTGAGCGACGACGGGCAGTCGTGCTGCGAATCGCGCTACATGACCTGCGACGATGACCTCGCGTCGTTCGTGGGCGCCAAGCTGATGGGCGGGGAGGTGGCCGAGGGGCCGACCACCGACGATAGCCACGGCTGCTGCCACGAGACGGCTTTTCTTCGCGTCCACACGGACCGCGGCGACCTCGTGTGCTGCACGCACAACGAGCACAACGGGTACTACGGTGGCTTTGCCGTGAGGTGCCACGAGGCGCAGCCATGACCCGCCCCCGCCGCGTGCTGACAGTGGTGGTGGAGCGGTGCGTGGACTGCCCCAGCGTGGGCGTGGATGGTTGGTGGGGCGTGGATGGTTGGGGCGAATGCCGCCACGCAAGCCGATCGCTCGGCCGACGCGTGGACAACCCGTACGAGCCGCCGCCCGAGTGGTGCCCGCTGCCGGTCGAACCATCCGGGAATCCCGGAGAGTTGGAGGAGACGTGACGAGAGCCAGGAAATTTGAACTGCTCGGGCGCGCTGAATACGTGCCGTGGCGCGGCTTGACAACGGTGCGTCTAAGCGAGACAGACGCTTTGCGTGTCGTCATGGGAGCGCGCACTAGGCGCGCGGATGCGCGCGCATGGCGCCGCTACAACCGAGCGCTGCGGGAGTGGCTGCGCGTCATCGGCAGGAGCGCGCGTGCCAGGCTGCGAGTTGCCGAAATGTGCGCGGGTAGTGAGTGGCGGCCAGAAGGATGGAAGCGGGAGGAGCCGTGAGACTGACGAAGGAACGCGAGGCGGAACTACGCGCCGACAACGGGTGCGAGGGGTACGCGTGCGACCGTGCGTACGTCATCGCCGACCTCCTCGCCGAGCTCGACGCCGTGCGCGCGGAGCGGGACGCAGCCCGCGCCGACGAGCGCGCGAAGGTGGTGTCTGCCATCCGAGTGCGGCAGACGAGCGAGCAGGTCATGCACGACCGGCACGCGGCTGAGCCGGAACCGAACGAGTGGACACGGCGCCGCATCGACGAGACGCGCGCCACCGTGGCAGTGCTGCGCGACCTGGCCGACGCCATTGAGCGCGGGGAGCACGAGCGATGACGGACCCGCGATTCCAGGGCGTGACGCTGCACGTGGGGTGGTGGGGAGGGTTTTCGCTAACCAACACGCCCGGGGTCGTGAGGCTCAACCCGACGGCCCATCCGACCGAGTGGGTGGACGCCGCAGCGGAGATGGTGCGCAACTGGCATCAGCTCTGGTGCAACCAGCCCCTCGTGGCCGATGCGTTCCCCGCCAACCGCGTGCGCGTGTGGAGCAAGAGCGGCAAGAGCAAGCTGCTGAGCGAGCGCCCCGAGGCCGCGCAGTCATCCGACGTGTTGACCTCGGGTGACATGTGGATGCTCTTCGGCGAAGCGTGGGTGGACGAGGAGGCGCAGCCGTGACGCTACCCCCGCCCGGTCAGCCGAGACGGTGGCCGCTGCACCGGGAGCGGTACAGCCCGCAGGACACGGCGCGGCACGCCGCGGAGCGGCTGGCGGCGGCGCTGGCTGACGAGCGGTGCGAGGCCACGTGGCCGCCGATGCTGAGGCGCAACGCGCCCGGCGGCCCGACCAACACGGCCTGGCGCATCGGCCACCACGCGGGGCGCGTGTTCCGGCTCCGGGAGCAGGCGCGCGAAAGACTCGAGGCAAGACGATGAGGTACAAGATCGACGACTCGAAGCCGCACCCGATGCTCGAAGGGGCGAAGGGGTGGGCGGCCGACGTGGCGCGCAACGTCTACACGCGACGCGAAGCCGTGTTCCGTGCGCTCGTCGAGCACTGTGGCGGAGTCGAGGCAGCGCGCGAGCGCGTGACGTGGGCGATCTTTCAACGGTGGGATCCGTCGGCCCCGTTCGTGCCGTTCTGGCATTCGTCGATCGCCGAGCAAATGGACGACCTGGGCTACGACCACGTCTTCCTCGACGGCGTGCTCGTGTGGGTCGGCGGGATCGGATACCGGCTGCGGTGGCGCGAGAGGTTCACGCCAGAGTGTCCCGAGGGCGTCGTCGACGCCGTGCCGGCTCAGCTCGGCGGATGACCTTGGGCCTGCGCTCGCCTGGATCGTCAGCCCAGCGGCCTCGACTCCACCCACGACCGGAGCACCGTCGCCTTCGCGTAGGTGAGGCTGCGCGACGACCACTCACCCAGCCGGCCCGACGCGCGCGCCTGGGGCGTGCAGCGCTCGAGGTCGCGGCGGATCTCGTCGGGCGTGCGCGGGTCGGGCGTGCCGTCGTCGCGCTTGCCGTCGAACAGCCCACACACGGGAACGATGCGCGTGGGGTCGGTGTAGCGCGCTGCGATGGCGATCGCCGCGTCGAGCGTGTCGGTCGAGGTCTGCGACTCCAGTTGCAGCCACGTCTCGCGACCGTGCCGGCCCATCACCGGCAGCTCCGCGCGCGTGCTCGTGATGCTCATCTCCGGCAGCGCGTCGAGCCACGGCCGCAGCAGCGATGGCGACCAGTGCGCGCCCTCGTACGGCTCCGCGTCGAGCTGGGCGTGCGTGCCGGCCTCGGCGGCGCACGCCCGCAGGTGGGCCAGGGCGTCCACGAGGTCGCCGGAGACGGCGGGGAACGAGCACGCCACGGCCTCGATGCCGTGCGCCCGCAGACGCGCCACGGCGGCGGCGTAGCGCGGCACGGCGAGGCGGGGCGTGACGCTCTGCCCACGCGCGCCGCGGATGGGCAGGCCCTCCACCATGAGCACGGCGATCGATGCGCCGCACGCACGCAGGCGCTCCACGAGGGCGTCAGGCGCCAGGCCGTCCGAGATGGGGGCGTAGACGGCGAGACCACGGGGCAGCGGGGCGAGGGGCATGGGGAGCGGCTCCTATGTGCGGTGACCACGCGCGCGTAGCTCGAGCGCGATGAGCGCGGATGCCGCCAGCCGGACAAGGTGGTCCTCGCTCTCGTCGCCGGCCACCAGCGCGAGCCAGTGCCGGCCCGCGGCGTCCACGTAATCGGCGGCGAGGTGGTCGAGGTAGCCGGGCCGCCCAGGCGCGTCCTGGTGGCGCTCGGCCTCAGCGGTGAGCAGCGCGGCCACCTCGGCCAGCGCGCGGCCGGGGAGCAGCGTGGGGCGGGGCTTGCCGCGGTCAGGCTTCATGCGGCCCTCCGCATCAGCGCGTCCACGTTGACCACCTCGCGCGCGATCTCCCCGAGCTCGGCGTGCAGCGTGATGCGGTGCATGTCGCGTCCGCTGCGGTAGCCCTGGGCCGTGTGCCACGAGTCGCCGCCCGCGAGCGTGCGGAACGTCTCGACGATGCACCCGGCGTACTCACGTCGCACGACGTGGTGCAGATGGCCGGTGTACCAGTACCTGTGTCGTGAGCGGCCCCAGTCCTCGGCGCGCTCGGCGGCCATGATCTGCGGCAGCGCGTCGGGCTTCGCGCGGTCGCCGTGCGTCGTGCCGATGAGGCAAGCGCCGTGCGTGTAATACGCGCGGTGCGAGACGGTCGCGGGGATGCTCACGCGCGGCTCCTGCCGGTAGAACGCACCGAGCGCGATCGAGAGCATCAGTGACGTGTGCGCGTCGTGGTTGCCGATCCGGCAGTCGACGGTGACCTCGTCGTGGTGCTCAAGCGCGGAGTCGATCAGCGTGGTGAAGATGCGCAGACCGACCGAGAGCACCTTTGGTGTGCGGCCGTCGAGGTCCAGCGAGTGCTGAGAATTCGTGGTGTGCCCGTGCGCGTTGTCGCTGTGGAAGAAGTCGCCGAGGTTGACGATCAGCGCCCGCTTGCACCGCGGCCCGCGCAGCACGAGATCGCGCATGGCGCGCGTCATCGTCTCTTCGCAGATCCGTAGATCCCAGTCCGCGCCAGTCTCCGGCGCCCACGCCATCATGCCCACGTGCGGGTCACCCAGCGGATAGACGGCCATCAGCGCGTCGGCGTCGGACGGCGCTGGACGCGGGCGCGCGATGGCTCCTTCGCGCACCGGCACGCGCGTCGGAAGCTCGCGCATCAGCCGCTCGACGAGCGCCGCGTGCGTCTCGTGGTCCTTCGCTGTCTTGACCCACTGCGCGCGGATGTTGCCCTCGGCATCCACGAGGGTGGAGACGCCGCGCAGGTGGTGGCGCTCCGGCAGCGGGTCCACGGGCACGGCGCTCGGTGGCGTGGTAGCGTCTTGGCTCCCCAATGCCGCTACGGGGTGCGGTGGGCGGCCACGGTCGCTCGGATCGGGAACACTCGGTCGGGTGAAGGGCTCAGCGTTCGCGCCGGGCCCTTCGCTTTCCGTTGCCGCCGCGTACCGGCACGAGAGCCACCCTCCCGCCGCCACGAAGTCACGCTCTGATGGCAGCGCGCGGGTGTAACGCAGCGGACGCGCCCACGCCATGAAGTCCACCACGGTCCGCGCGCCGCTCTCGCGCACTGCGGCCACGACCCACTCGCGATGTCCTGGCTGCCCCTTGTGCGGCCGGTCGCGTCGTGTTCCGCTCACAGCCACCTCCGCATGTACACCATCTCCCCCGCGTACTTCGTCGTCTCGAAGTAGGGCCGGAATCCGCACGAGTAGAGCGCGCGTTGCGATCGGTCGTTGTCTGGCCGCGTGTACGTCGAGACGACCGATGCGCCGTGCTTCTCCGCGTAGGCCAGCCTCGCGCGGATGAGCCGCTGCTGTAGGCCCATGCCGCGATGCGATGGCAGCACCGCCGCCATGCGCAGATACCAGCCGGGGTAATGGTCGCCGTCGGGCCGGCACACGAGCACGCCGAAGCCCACCACGTCGCGCCCGTCCATCGCGAGCCACACCTCGGGGTCATGCGTGACGAGGTCCACAGGGTCGGCCTCGTGCTCGCGGCCACGCATCGCGACGGCCTCGACCTCGCGCACCTCTTCGGTCACGTCCTCGTCGGTGTGGACGATGCGGATCGAAGACCTCACTCCGCAGCCTCCCTCTCCTCGCGCCGAGCCGCCGCCTCTAGGTGGCGCAGCGCCAGCAGCACGCGGCGACCTGCCACGGTGCCGCCCATCACGCGGCGCACGTGCTCCTCGGCGGCACGGAGCTCGCGCAGTGCTTGCGTCACGTCAGCGTCCATCAGCGCCACCAACCCTCCGACCACCCATTGACCGCCAGCCACCAAGCGAGCCGGTCGTACGCCCAAGGCTCGAGCTGAATCGACACCGGTACTCCGGCCGGCAGCGGGACGCGGATCCGTCGCCGAGTCACAGCGCCCAGCGCAGGTAGATCGGGCCGAGCGCGAGCACGTAGGACGAGTGGCGACGAGACAGGCGCCACTCGCGGAAGCGGGCCGGCACGTAGTAGACGCTCAGCCGGCCGATGCGCATGGCGTCAGTGCTTGGCGCCGACCGCGTGGCAGGCCGTGTCGAGCATCGAGCACGCGGCGTCGTGCTTCTGCCGCATGTTCTCGGTGGTCATCATCGGCTCGGTCCAGCTGCAGACCTCGCGGGCCACCTGACAGGTGAAGTGCACCCCGGTCTCGACGCCCGCGACGACTACGGGGGCCGAGGCGCCGCAGCCGTGGAGGAGCCACGCGAGGATGGCGCCGCCGACCATCACGACGGCAAGCATCGCATCGACGGCAGCATGGCCGCTCTCGCGCGACGGTGGCACGCGCGTGGGGCGCGGCGCCGTGGCCTCCTCGAGCTTCTTCTCCGCGAGCTCGACCACCTTCGGCAGCATCGACAGCACGCCGCCGCCGACGACGGCCGCGAACGCCTGGCACCACGCGAGCGCGCCGTGGCTCATCCCGAGCTGGTGGCCGAACGCGGCGAGGCCGCACACGACCAGGACCAAGCCGACGAGCACGCCGGCCGCGATGATGTTGACCTTCATGGTTCCTTGACCTTCCCTGCGACCCTGCGGAGGTCGCGTAGCTCCGACTCGAGGCGCTCCGCGCGCTCGCGCTGCGAGCTCGCCTCCGCCGTCATCTCGCCGAGCAGCACCCGCAGCCCGGCCACGGCCGACTCGTGGGCCTGCGCTTCCGCAGCCTCCTGCTCGGCGCGAGCCTGCGCGGCCTTCGCGCGCGCTTCGAGGATGCGCGGCACGCCACGAATCGCGAATGCGATTGCGGCGATGAGCGTCGCGACCGACGGCGATGTGAGCAGCTCGAGCATCACCACCCCTGGCTCCTGAGCATCGCCGGGATTCCCTCGGCCATCGGGACACACCACGTCCCGTCGTCCAGCATTGCCGAGCCGCACGCGAGCGAACACCCGCTCATCCACACCATGCGACCAGGAACGCAGTGCGACGCGAGCGCCGCCGCGATGCTCGAGGAGTACCGCTGCCACGGGTGCGTCCCGTCGCAGAGCCCAGCAGCAGGCAGCAGCGTAGAGCCGTCCACCACGACATCGGCGCCGCCCGCCGCAGCGCCAGCCGCCTCCGCCGCGCGGAAGGCACCAGCGGACGCGAGCGAGATGGTCTGCGTCGTCACGTAGACGAGGCGGGAGTCAGGCCGCGCGGCCTTCAGCGCGGCGCAGTACACGCGTGCCTGCTCCTGTGCGTCGCTCGGAGTGACGCCGTTGCGTAGGTCGTTCGTCTGCGTCGAGTACGCGAGCAGCGTGCCCGGCGCGTGGCCCTCGGTGGCCGCCATCATGCGCCAGATGTGAGCGTCGCGCGTGGCTTCGTACGCCGGATCAAGCGCGCCGCCGACGACGCGGAAGCCCGTCGTGTTGCCGTTGCCGAGCGAGCCGCCGCCCATCGTCTCCAGCGCAAGCACCGGCGCGGCCGTTGGCTCTGGCACGCAACCCACGTAGGCGTCCGTGGAGAAGCGCAACGATTGGACGGTGAGCCGGATCCCGGAGCCGTGCGCCGGCATCACCACGCGCACGCGTCGCATGCCGCTGCCAGGCAGCGCGACGGGCGCCGTCGAGTAGTCCATCCAGTCGCCAGTGATGGCGGGCGGCGCAACCACGGTGCGATGCGTGGGGCCGTAGCCGGTGTCCGTCTCCACGACCACCGAGAACTCCGGCGCATTCGCCGAGGTGATGCCGGACGCGGCGTAGATGGTCACGTCGAGAACGACATCGCTCGCGGTGGTGTCCACCACGAGCATCGCGCCACTCGACGCACTCGGCCTGCCGCCGAATAGCGCGCCCTCACCGTTGCCCCACGGCGTAGGAGTCACGACCACGCGAGGCGCTGGCATCGTCCCGCCAACCTGCGCGAGCGTGAACGACGAGTGCTGACCGTGGTAGTTGATGCCGAGTCGCACGCCGCCCGTCAGGCTCGGAGGCGAGCCGCCGACCAGCACCGAGATGGGCGGCCGGTCGTCCACCTGTAGCGTGTACGTGGTCCCGTCGAAGCTCTCGGTGATGCGGTGCCAGTGGCCAGGGATGACCGAGACGCGCGCGGGGTCTACGTCGGTCTGGTGCCACGCGCCGCCTGCGTAGACGCCGCCGACGACGAACACGCCGCCGCCCTGACGAACGAAGCCACACGTGTAGTAGGTAGAGCTCGTGTCCTGCCACAGCGGCTCAGCGTCGCGCACGTCGGGGCCGGAGAGCTGCACATCGCCCACGCGCACGAGCGCCGTGCGCGGCGTCGAGGTGGGCAGCCAGTCAGCGAGCGTGCCGCACGCCATCGCGGTGCCCAGGCCGCGATCGAAGCGCGCCGCTGCGGCGCCCTCGTAGTAGTCACGCCACGGGCTCACGACGTATCCAGTCGCGACGGGGCCGCCGACGCTGGCCCACGAGGCGACCTGCTGCCCGCTCGTGACGATGCCGCTGGCGAGGAGGGAGACGGTCACAGGACGGCCCCCCACTTCGCGACGAGGTAGTTTCGGGCCTGCGCCACCTCGGCGGCCGAGAGCGCGCGGTTCACGCCGATGAGCTCGGCGAGCGTCGCGTTCACCTTCAGGTTGCCCTGCGAAGCGCCGAGGCGGAGGGCGTTTGCGATCGCGTGCGAGATAGCTGGCGCCGCGGCCTGCTTGCTTCCGCCCGCGAGGTACTGCGTGATGTTCGTCCCGTCGTACACCACGGCCGTCGAATAGAGCGTGCCGAGCGTCACGGCGGTCTCTGTCGTCTGGCGGTCGAGCGTGCCGTCGTAGTGACCGGAGCGCACGCCCACGTTGGTCACCGCCCATGGGTAGAGTGAACCCGTGGCGGTGTCCTGAAGAACGTTCGGCTCGAGCCAGCCCGAGGTGGCAGCGGTGGCCGTGAGCGCGTTGAACTTGATGGCCGCGACGAACGAGTAGGCGCTCGTGTTCGTGACCACGTTGAGCTCGCCAGGGCCGCCGCCTTCGATCGTGTTCGTGCCATCGAACACCGCCGCGGAGAGACCGTTGATCGTCGCAATCGTGGCGCGCGCGGTGAGCGTCGCCGAGAACGCTCCGCCGGCCGAGCCGAGGTTCGTCATGGAGTCGATGGGGGACCCGACGAGCGATGTCTCCTTGATCCACAACGTCAGCGCGGCGCCGAGCTGCGTGGGCGACCAGCCCGACCCGCCGAGCGCGATCGCGTTGTCGACTGCGATCTGGTCGGGTGACGGGCGCCCGAGCATCGCATCACCGGCTCGAGAGAGCGACCGAGAGCGTCCCGCCCGCCGTCGAAAAGAACCTCGCGACGAACGTCTGCGGCGTGATCTTGAAGCGGTAGACGGTGTTCGCCTGCAGCGGGAAGTCGGACGAGAGAGCGGGGCCAGGGTCGGCGCTACCGCTCCGCACCGTCCACGCCGCCGTGCACGACATGAGGACGAACTGTCCGTAGGGAGGCCCGACGAGACCAGGGACGTTCGCGGTCAGGTCGATCGACGCCGACGACGTCGCCGCGACGAGCGCGAGCGTGTACGGCGCGCCGATCGGAAGCGTGACCTCGACTGCCTGCTCCGCGTACATGCCCGTGACGCTGCGCTACCCAGCGCAGTGCGCCACGTGCCTACCACTGGCACTATCGAGCGGCGCAGGACGGCGGGAACGGGACGCACTCCACCACGCCGGCCGCGCCCGCGTCGTCTCCTGGGCACGTCGGCACCGGACCTCCCGCGCTCGAACAGATCGGCAGCGTGACCATGCCGCCTACGAGGTAGCACGGGACGCTCGGATCTGGCGTCACGCGCTGCCAGTGCGCGCCGGGGCATCCCGCACCGTAGCCGTCGGGACACGACGGCTCATCGCCTGCGCGCGCGCACTGCGGCTGCTGGTCGCCGCCGTCTACGCCCGAGTCCACCGCGGGCCCCGCATCGCGCGGATCGATCGGAGCGGCTGACGTGGCGCACGCGGAGACCAGGAGAGCGCAGGCGATGATGTGGCGCATGCACGAATGGTAGCGCGCCCTACTCGAACGTCACGAACCCGAACAGCTTCACCGTGCCCGCGCCGGCGGTGCGGCGAAACTGAAGCTGCACGGTGTCGTAGGTGCCGCCCGGAACGCCGTTCGCGGTCGAGAGGTCCTCGCACTTGAAGCTCTTCGTCGAGGTGCCGAGCCAGGCGGGCGTGGTGCTGTTCACCACGAGCGTTCCGGAGACGCCGGCGAGCGAATCGACCACGCGGAAGTCACCGGTCGTGCCCGCGGCAGAGACCGAGGCGTACACGTCCCACGTGCACGTGCGCGTGGTGTCGGTGGGGAGGTTCTTCGACGGGACGATCGGGATGTCCGTGTCGAAGACGTTCACGTAGGCCGCGCTCGTCGTCGTAAGCGACCCATCTACCCACATCGCCGTGAGGCCGCCGCGCTTCGCGTCGAACGTGGCGATCGTGTTGGCGAGCGCCTTCGGGCCTTCGTAGGTGAGGTCGAGAACGGGGCGGCGCGCGCCGAGCGCGTCGAGCGCGACGCCGAGGTCCGTCGCGGTGCGGGCGAGGGCCGCGCGCGGCAGCTCGTAGCAGGCCAGCGTCTCAAGCACCACGTCGGCGGAGCCGCCCGCGTCGAGCTGAGTCTTGAAGGTCAGGTCAGTGATCGCCGTCGAGAGCGTGACGCCCGCGGTCTCGACGAAGAGGAACGGCACCGAGCCCGCGTAGCGCGTGCCCACGACCCACGTGCGCGAGGGACCATCGGTGCCGGCCGTGAACGTGAAGAGGCCGTCGTATCGCCCGGCCGCCACCGACGAGTGCACGCTCCCGACCCACACGCGCGAGAGCGCGACGCCGCTCGGCCGGGCCTTGTAGTGGTGCACCGCGGTCGCACCTGCGCCCGATAGAGTCGTGCGGCACGCGTGCGACGGCACGAGGCAGCGCCCACGGCCGCGCACCCACGCAGCGAGCTTGCCGAGCGCCTGCATCGTGGAGCCGCGAACGGGCTCGCCGACGAGGATGTCCCCGTATACGAGGCTCGGCCGCATGCTCGGGACCACACCATCGAGACCCACCGGCATCGTTCACCCCACGTAGAGAGCCACGTGCAGCCCCGAGAGCTGCGCGAGCTGCGGGCCCGTCGCCGCCGCCTTCGCCCAAACGCGCACGTAGACGGGCGTGCACCGTACCGGCACCGCGACACCGCTCGAGGTGTCGAGCGTGTCGAAGGTGCGGCGAGGCGAGCGCGAGCGCGCGAACGCGATCTGTTCGGTGGTGAGCGTCACGAGGTCGGAGCCCGACGAGGGCGTGAGCCACGCCCTCGTGGCGCTCGTGGTCGCGTTGAAGAGGGCGCGCGCGGTGCCAGTGCCGCCGAGGTCGGCGGTGTAGGTGATGCCGACCGCACCCTCGTTCGGCCCGATGGTGATTCCGAACGTGACCGCCGTGCCCGCGCTCGCCGTCGCGCCGCGGAGACGCACGCGCAGCTTGTAGGGCGTGGCGTCCTCCCAGATCGGAAGGTCGAAGGGGCCGTCGCACGTGAGCGGGTACCACTCGGTCAGCGATGCCGTGGGCGTGTCGGTGACGATGGGCCCGGAGGCCTTCGCCACGGAGAAGAGCGACGCCACCGGCACGACCCAATTGCACCACACGCCCGCGAGCGACTCGTCGGCCGCGTGAAGCGCGCTGTTCGCGAGTTCGTCGCGGATCGTGTAGGCGTCCATCACCTCGTTGCCCGCCTCGCGCGCGACGGGAAACGCCTTCATCCCGCCCCTCGGACTGCGCGCCGTCACGAGAACACCCTCGCGTCAATGGAGCCGCCAGAGAACGCGATGCGCGAGCCGGCGCCGCTCGGCGCGATGAACATGAACCGGGCGAGGCTCGCCGTGCTCGCGTAGGCGGTCGCGTCGCGCGCGCGCAGGCACCACTCCGAGCCGCCCGGCGTCCACACGGCGCCGAAGGTGACGCGGAGCGTGGTCGTGCTCGAGAAGCTCACGACCGTTCCCGTCACCTCGGTCGTGGCCGTGGTGTCCGACTGCGTGACGCGCACCAGGTCGTTCACGGCGAACCAGCGCGCGATGTCGGTCGCGCTCGTGTAGCCGGTGAGCGTGACCGTTATGTCCCACGTGTTGCCAGCCACGTTCACCTGCGAGGCGATCTTGAAGCCCGGCGCGTAGCCGGCCACGCGCAGCGTCGAGCGAATGAGTTGCAGCGTGGTGCGGCCAGTGGACCCGTCCCACGTGTGCCCCGTCACCATGCACACCTCGCCGGCCATGCCGAGCGTGCCGCTCGTGCTCGGGACCTTGCTTGATGTGAGCGAGACCACGTCGCCGACCTTCACGCCGAAGAAGCGCATCCCCACGTCTATCGTGATGCGGTCGTAGGGCGCCCCGAAGAAGCCGAAGAACGGCATCGCCACAGCAGCTACGGCTTCCGGCGTGGCGCTCAGATCGTTGTGCGTGATGGGGTCGAGCGCGATGGGCCAGGACCGCTGGTCGATCTCCATCGTCACGAACGAGCGGATCGAGGATGCCGCCTCCACGTCGCGCACTTCCATGTCTCGGCCAAGCCACTTGTCCTGGATCGGGTCGTATCCGGTCTTGAGGCGGACCGATGCGAGAAGCCCGTCGTCGCCGCGCTCCATCGATGGCCAGCCGATGATGTCGTTCTCGCCGATCGTCCAGTCGGCCGTGTCGGAACTGGTCACGACGCGGAGCCGCTTCCATTCGATCGAGCCGGCGTTGACCCGCTGGTAGGCGCCGAGCACGAGCAGCTCCGCCCGCACCACGTCGCCGAGTTTCATCCCATGGAACGCGCCGAAGTAGCGGTTGCCGCCGAGGCCGCCCGTGGCGTTCGCGGCCGAGGCGAGGGCCGTGAAGTCGGCGCCCTCGATGATGTCCGTCGAGGTGACGAGCGGCATGCCGCCCGTGGGCGCAATCGCGGGGCTCTGCGACACGAGCGCGGCGCGGAGCGTGGACACGGTGCCGCCGGTCACGAACACGCGGCCGATGCGGATGCGCGAGCTCGGGCCGAGGAAGCGGTGCGCACAGCCGACGGAGATCTTCCTGTTCGTGGTGTCGGCGAGGCTCGCCGCGATCACGTCGGGCGTGGACGCGGGCGCGACGCCGTCCTCCTCGAACGAGATCATCATGGAGGTGCTCGGGACCACCATCCCGCCGAGGTAGAGGAAGTGGGGATCGGCGCTGGGGTCGGTGGGCGAGACGAGGCTCGCCGACGGGTCGCGCCCGGCGCCGGGCGAGTACCATCCCACCGAGGCGCGCGGCACCTGCGCCGCGATCGCGGCGTAGTAGATGTACCCGGCGGTCACCGCGTCGCGGATCGAGTAGCTCACTCCCGCCGCGCCCGTGGCAGTGTCGCTCCACCACACGTCGACATTCAGCGGCATCGCGTCGAGGTCGCCCCAATCCGCGCCGAGCGGTCGCTGCACGGCGAGGCGCGCCGGCGTGCCCGCGCCCGTTCCGACCGTGTAGACGAGGCGGTAGCCGCCGGGCGTAGCGAGCACGACGAACGAGGAGCCGACCGACCACGACCACGTCCCGGACACGGGCGAAGCGATGGCGTTGGCGATCGCCGTGGTGGCCGCCGCCGCGTGCGCCTCCGCATCGGCGAAGAAGCCCGTCATGCGCGCGATCGCGACTGCGCCGCTCGTGATGTTCACGATCTGACAGAGCCACGGCGCGTTGACCGGGTAGTAGATGCCGCGGATCGGCACGGGGTCGTTGATGTCGCCGCCGAGCTCCTGGTCGAGGAGGCGCGTCATGCTCTCCATCGAGAACTTCCACACGCCGCGCTCGTAGCCGGCGTCCGTCGAGGCGATGCCGCGCCACACGAGCGTCCCGGCGCCCGTGGGGCTGTCGCCGTCGCCGTAGAAGTAGACGAAGACCCGGCGCCCCTCGAGGGCCTCCGGGACGTCGGTGACGCGCGCGTAGGCGAGGCGCGACCCGTCGGCGATGTAGTGGCTCTGCGCGGTCGAGCCGAAGGCGCCACGGGTGCACCCGGTGAACGTGGTGGCGGTCTTGCCGGTGTACGTGATCGCCTCGGTGCCGATGTGCAGCACGCCCGACGCCGGCCACGCGCTCGTGTCGGTGACGTTCAGCGTGGCGTCGGCCGCCGAGCACGACGCGATGAGGTAGGACGTGCGCGAGGGCCGCTTGAAGGCGAGCGAGACCTGCCCGCCGATGTCCACGAGCCGGACCTCGCACGAGTCGCCGTCGAGCGAGGCGCGCATGAGATCGGCGCGCGCGCCGAACTTCAGGCTGTGCACGTCGAGGCTCTCGACGCGGGCCGTGGTGGTGGCCGAGCCGGCGACGACCATCCCGCGCGCCGAGACGAACTCGTAGGGCCATCCCTCCACGACGACGCGCGCCGAGAGGCGCCCCGATCCGGTGGCCTGGATCTGCGCCAGCGTCACGTGGTGCTCCCGAGGTACGCGGCGCGTAGGCGCACGTTCGCGTACGCAAGGTAATCGTCGGCGAGCTGCTCAGGCACGAACGCGCACGAGTCCGCGCGCAGCTTCATCGCGTAATCCTTCGCCGTGCCCGACACGTTCAGGCCGGAGAGGAGGATGGGCTCGATGTTGCGGCACTGCCGGAAGAACAACTCCCAGGTCACGAGATCGTTCGTGGGGTGGTACCGGTGCCACAGGCGCGCCTGCGGCTCGAGCGGCACGACGAATTCCATCTCGTAGAGCGCGCCGGGCATCGCGAGGCCCTCGTAACCACCGCTGTTCGAGATGAGCTCGGCGGCGAGGTCGTCGGCGACCTCGTGCGGCTCGGTCAGGTCGGTGACGCCGTTCTCTGCGGGCACCATGTAGCGGCTCGCGTAGCCCTGCAGCGTGTGCGTCAGAGCGCCCGAGTAGGTCGCGCTGTTGAACCCGAAGTAGTAGTCCGCGGCCGAGCCGGCGCCGCCGTAGGTGACCGCGATCGCCGTGACGCCACCCGCGCCGTTGCTCGAGAAGCGCCACTGTCGGTTGACGATCGAGACCGTGATCGCCGAGGTCAGGCCGGTCGAGAACCCCGTCTGCAGCGTCGAGAGCATCGACGCATAACCGAGGGTCGTGTTCGTGGTGGCGCCCGTGTCGGCCGGCGTCTTGATGGTCGTGCAGTCGGTCGAAGGCATGTACTTCGACGTGAGCGTGACCGTCTTCGACAAGCCGCCGCCGCCGGTCTCGGTGATGGTGACCGAGAGCGTTCCGGACCGCGTCGCGTCGTACCCGCCTTCGATGAGGACCGCCATGGCTCACGCTCCGAGGGCGCCGTAGCGCCGCTGCGCGCGCGCGATGGAGCTCGCCGCCATCCGGCCCCACTGCGCCTGTGTGCCGCCCACGACCGTGGGGGCGTTCATGTTGATGACGACGGGCGCGTTCGAGCCGCCGCCGCCGTTGTCTCGCGCGCTGCCCATCGGAGATGCCGGCTTGCCTGTCGCGCCGCCGCCGCCCGTCGGGATGGCCGCGCCGGCCGCGCCGAGGCCCACGCCGAGGGCGATCTTGCCCGCGCCCTCGGCGAGCTTCGTCGCCGCCGCCGGGGGGTTCAGCACCGTGTTGCCGATGCCGGTGAAGAGGGCGCCGACGCCCTCGGCGACCATCTGCTCGCCGAACGTCACGAGCAGCTGCTTCGTGCCCTTCGCGAACGCCTGGCCGAAGTCCTCCTGCCCAGTGATCGCCGCCTGGAACGACTGCGCGAACGTGCGCCCGATGGCCTGCCCGACCGTATCGAGCGCCTGCAGCTCGTCCTGAATCGACGCGAGATACTCGCGCTGCTGGCGCATCCGCTCGTCGTGGAGGCGCTGCTCGAGCTGCGCGCGATGCTGTAGCGCGCGCTCCTCGAGCTGGCGGTCCTGCCCTGCCTGGCCGCCGCGCGCGAACGAATCGCGCCCGCCGTGGCTCGCGCCGGGCGCCCACGGCGAGGCCGTCCCGTTCTGCATGGACCCGTCGAGCGTCGAGGAGCCTCCGGTGATGGCAAGCCCGTCGATGAGGCGGCGGAACTGGCGCTCGCGCTCGGCCGCATCATGGCGGGAGGCCGCCCCGACTCCGCCGCGGTGGTGCGCGCGCGGGCCACCGGTCGCCACGTCCTGCGCGGCCTGGTCGATGGCGTCGGTCACGAGCTCGACGCGCTGTTCGAACGTGCGCACCGCGTGGTCGCGCACCGCGCCGAGCGCCTGCCGCTCGCCGTCGGAGAGCTCGTAGACATCGCGGCCGGTGACCGCCGCGGTCATGCGCTCGATCGCCGTCGGGTCGCGGTCGGCGGTTCCCGTGAGGCCGCGTCGGCGCACCTCTCGGATCGCCTGCGCGTCGCCGTTCAACGCGGCCTGGATGAGCTGCGCTCGGTCGGCGCTCTGCTGCGCGAAGGCCGCCTGCTCGATCGCGGTGCCCTGGCCCTGCTCAAGGCGGTGCATCCGGTCGGCTTCTTGCGCCGCGCGCTGGAACCGCGAGATCGTCTCGTCGAGCGAGTGCGTGAGCCGCTCGGTAGCCTCGCGCGAGCCGTCCTGCGCCTGGGCGAGGGCGTTGAACGCGGGGATCGCCGCGCCGATGATGCCGCCCACCACGGCGCCCTGGGGCCCGAGCATCGCGCCGAGCTGCGCGAACTGCGCGGTCGACTGCGCCGTGCGCGCCACGAGGCGGGCGGTGTCGCTCTGCCCGCCGAACGCCGTCGCGAGGGCGTCCACCGCGCTCGCCGCCGCCTGGATGCGGAGCGTGAAGGCGATCGCCTGCTGCGTGGCCTCGGTCGCCGTGCGCGTGTGCTCCTCGGTGGCCGTCGAGGACGCGGAAACCGACTGCTCGAACTGCTGCGCGCCCTGCGCGCTCTGCTCGAACTGCTGTCCGGTGTCGCGGGCGGCGTCGCGAAGACGCTCGACGGCCGCGGCCGCGGTGTCCGCGCCCGTGACCTCGTATGCGATGCCGACCCGTTCCGTCACTTCTTCCTCTTCATCTCGATCACGTCGTTGCGCGTCCGCTCGATCGCATCGTGGTAGACCTCGACGCCTTCGACGAGCCACGCCTCCGGGTCATCGCCCCACCACTCGCGGGCCTGCCCCTTCTCGAACCAGCGATGCGCCCGCATCACGGCGAAGACCTCGGCCTCGTAGAACCCCGCCCACGGGCACGTGGCCTCGCGCGCTGGGTGTCCGGTGACCTTCTCGAGGAGCGAGCGCGACGCGCGCGCGGCGTTGGTGCGCGTCTCGTCCGCGTCCGTTCCGTCCCACGTCTCGCCAGCGCAGCCGCATCGGTAAGCCTTTCGGAGCTCGCGCCGCATGCCGGCGGCGCGCTCTGTGGGAGCGCCTAGGGTCCCGCGGGCGCGCTGCTGCTCGGAGGAGCAGCGGCCGGGCTCCGCGCCGCAGAGGGGAAGAGCAGCGCCCCCGACGCGGCCGCCGACGAACGCGGCGCCGCGTAGGAGACCGACAAGCCGAAAGGGATGCGGCTCCTCGTGACGATGACGCTCCCGATGTCTTCCACGTCGGCGAAGTGGAAGTGGCGGTCGAGCTCCTCGGCGGTCCAGCGTTCGCGCGCGGGGCGGAGCACCTCGCCGTGGTCGGTCTCGACCATCACGACGCCGCACGCGAACGCCGCCTCGTGCTTGGCCTGCTCGGTCGGCAGGCCCTCCACGTCGCGCATCTCCGCGCGGCGCAGGCGACGCGTGTGGAAGACCACCGGCCGCTTGCCGTCGATGACGCACTCGAGCACGGGCCCGAGCTCGCGCCGCGTCATGTACGCGATCACGTCGGCCGCGCCATCGGCCGGTGCCTGCGACCAGCGGATCGCCGGATCGAACGGCCGAACCACCTTGAAGATCTCGCCCTGTCCCGTGGTGTCCATGCGGTGTGCTCCGATCAGAAGAAGTGGAGGGCGACGACCGAGCGCGTGAGCGCCGCCGCCGCGTTGGAGTTGATGAGGGCCTCGAGCGAGATCTGCTGCCCGCCGATGCCGCTCTCGTGCACCGCGTCCTTCACGTCGACGACCTCGACGGCGCGGCAGCTCGCGAGGATGGTCGAGCCGGGGATGTTCCCGAGCTGCAGGTCCATGCGCTTCGTGGTGCTCGCGAGGCGGTCTGCCTCGTAGCGGGAGTCGTCGAAGATGGTGGTGAACGACGCCTTCGCCGCCGGGTTCTGGCGCTGGCGGCGCATGCGGAGGATCGTCTGCTGTCCTGCGCCCGACCGAACGGGCGCGTACATGAGCGCCGGATCGATGCTCTGCGCGCTCTGGTCCACGACCGTGCGCGCCACCGTGGAGCCGGAGACGGTCGTGTAATGCAGTTCGTTGAAGACCGGCACGAACGGCGAGAGGAAACCGTTCGACGCCGCGGCGAGCGAGCCCGACGCCATGCGGGTCCAGTCGCACCCCTTCAGGTCGAAGGAGATGGTCGCCTGGTCGGAGCCCACCGGGAGCGTGAGCTTCGGCGTGCCCTGCATGCCGTAGAACGCGAGGCGCATGTCGGCCTCGGCGCCCTCGAGCACGAACTGCGCGGACGACTGCGGGTCCTCGATCGTGTAGACGGTCACGCAACCGAGCACGTCGGCGCCGGTGACGGGCGCCGCGCTGAACTGCTCGACCACGGTGACGCTGTTCGCGGTGGTCGAGAGCACCTCGCGCGCCTCGATGGCGGTGGCGTTCGTGCCCACGCGCACGGCGATCGCATCGCCTGCCGAGAAGTCGGCGCCGCGGCCGGCGGTGACGTTCACGGTCGAAGTGGTCGAGCCGGCCTGCACCGTGCGCGCGCCCGCCGTCGCCGTGGTGTTCGTCGCGCCGAAGATGATCTTGAGGAGGCGCATCATCCCCCACGTCGTCGTGGTGGGGGCCGTGTTCACGCCGTTCAGCGCCACGCCGTGCGAGTGCAGCGGGAGGCCGAAGGACAGCGAGCTCGAGCGGCGCCCGGCGACCTTCAGCGCACGCCCTTCGATGAACTGCTGCGCGAGCTTCGGGTCGATCTCCTCCTGCCCGATCTCGTACTTCACCGACCCCTCGATGATGGGCAGGTCGATGAAGTTCGCGAGCGTGCCGGTGCCGTCCACGCCGTAGGAACCGAACGGCTCCTCGTAGAGGCGCAGACGCTTCAGGACATCCAATTCGACCGTCATCGGCGTCTCCTCTCAGGGCCGCGTCGAGGCGATGAGCGCCTGAGCGGTGATCTCGTGCTCGAGGGTGTTCCCCTCTCGCCAGTCCTCTTTGGTGCACTTCGCGACGGCCTTGATAAGGCAGCCATCGACGATCTCCGTCGCCGCGCTCGTGCTCGTGGTGAGCAGGTTCCCCGGGCGCGTGAGAGCGGCGCGGACCTGCTCGACGAGGAGCGCAGCCGCGGCGCGGGTGGCTTTCCGGTTGTCGTCCGAGAGCTCGAACGTGGTCGCGAACGTCAGACGGATCAGCAGGTAGACCCGGATGTGCGAGCGCGACGAGTAGCGTTGAAAGAGGCCAGTGTCTTCCTGGCCCTTCCACATCACCTCGACGCGCGCGTTCCGCTGGTTCGCCGCAGCGCGCGCCTCGGGCGTCTGCGAGTCGTAGGCGCCGCGCAGGAGCGCGCCCGACGCCACGACCTCGGTGGCGCCGATGGTGCCGAGGCAGCACTCCTCGATCGCCTGCATGATGTTCGCAGGGGACATCACGGCCGCACCGACCCTTCGGCGATGTACCGAGCGATGCGGTCGGGGAGGCGCGCTAGCCAGTCGCCCGCCGGCCCACGGTCGCCCGGCGCGGGCACGATCTTGCGCACGCGCATGAAGCGCGTGCCGAAGTTGACGAACTTCGCATATGGCGCGTCGTTCTCCACGACGATGGACCGCCCCGAGACGCCCACGCGCTCGCTCCGCTCGAGTAGACCGGTGCGCTCGAGGAGGCGCCCGCGCGTGTCGCGGCGAGGGCGCGCGCGGCCGGTGTTCACGTCGCGCGAGGCGAGCACACGCGGCGCCCACGCCGAGCCGTCCGGCGCGCGCGCCGAGGCCCACGCCTCGAGAAGGATGGCGCGGAGCTCGCGCGCGAGCTGCTCGAGCACGGGCCCCGGGTCGCGCATCCGGCGCGCCTGATCGGCGAGCTTCTGCTCGAGCTCGCGCTCTCCTGTGACCCGTACGCCCATCAGTATCCCGACATCGGGCCGCGCCCGAAAATCTGCTTGCGGCTCTGCGTGCCGCCGTTGCCGTCACTCGCGTCGAGCGTCGGCGAACTCGTCGAGAACGAAACGCCGCCCACGGCGCGCACCGTGTTCCTGGCGACGGTCGCGATCTCGAGCTTGCCCGCCTTCAGTTCCTCAAGCTTCGCGATGTACGCGTTGAACTGCTGTGGAACGTCGAGGTCGTTGACGCCGTAGGCGATCTCGATCCACGCGCCGATGGCGGCGAGCTGAATCTCCCCCGGGCAGTCGCTCGCGTCCGCGGCGTAAATGGTCTCGGGGACCGCGGACGCGTAGCCACCAATCGAGAGCGCGGAGCGCGTCTCGGCGGTGGCCATCGTCACGAGTCGCGCGAGCTGGTTCGCGTGGCCGCCCGTCAGCGATGTGACCTTGGAGGTCCCAAGCGCCTCCTGAAGGATCGTCGTCGTGAGGTAGGCCACCGCGCACGCTCCTTGCGCTGCGGCTTCAGGCCGCGCGCTTGTTGCTCTTGTCCGGGCCCGCGGGCGCCTTCGCGTCCAGCAGCTCGACCGACACGAGCGGCCTCATGTCCCGCTTCATCACGATGCGGAACGCCGCCGCCTCGCTCGGAAGCGCGCGGCGCTCGTAGCGGCCGGTGCCGCTCGTCGCGCGCTCGAACTCCTCGGTCATCACCTGGAACTCGCGCTGCACCGAGCGCTTGTTCTCCTTGATGCGCGCCTCGCGCTCGGCGGCCGGGAGCACCGTCTCGTCTTCGTGCGAGGTGATCTCGCGCGTCTCGAGCTGCGGAGCGCCGTCGTGCGTCTTCAGCCTCGTCTCGATCGAGCGCACCGTCTGCGGCTCGCGCAGCCATGTCTCGACCGCGCGCTCCAGCTCGGCCACCTGGGAGGCGTACACCTCCACCTCGCGCTCGCCTGCGTTGAAGATCGCGCCCGCGATCACGACGCCGTCGGAGGCCGACGACACGCGGACGCGGACACGCTCCTCCTCGAGGCGCGTGCGAGGGTCGATGCGGGGAGGATCCACGCGCATCACGTTCGAGAGAGCGATCTTCTCGATGATCGAGGTCGTCATTCTGGCTCCATGCGGTTGCTCATGCGGTAGAGACACCAGGCCGCGCGCGCCGCATGAACCGCGCGCGGCCCGGAGTCATCACGCGTTGATGTAGTAGGCGACGTGCCAGTCAGCGGCGATCGGCACCACGTCGCACTCCACCGAGTAGCGGAGCGTGTCGTGGAGGAAGCGCGAGTCCGCCGCCATGTCCGTCTGCTGGATCGGCTCCGGCGCGCGGAACTCGTAGAGGATGATCGGCTTCGGGCCGCGCTTGGAGTCGAGGTAGAGGCACTTGTTCGCGTACGAGCCCACGAAGCGCGGATCCACGATGAGCTCCATCTCACCGCCGCCGTACACGTTCGGGATCGTCGCGCCGCCGACGACGTTCGACGCCGCGTCGGTCACGCCAGCGTTCGAGATGCCGACGATGCGCTCCTTGCTCTGCGTGATCTCCATGCCGAGCTTCTTGTTGCTCGGGCCCACGATGAGCGTGTCGTAGGCGATGCGCAGCGGCTCGCCGTTCGCGTCGCGCAGCGAGGCGCCCGCGCTCATGATCGCGTCGTGCTGCGCGAACGAGAGCGCCGTGGCCGAGATGTTCGACTGCGTTCCGCCAGCCGGGCCGCGCGGGTGCGAGGCCGAGAAGAGCGCGACGCCGTCGTAGCCGGTCGGGTTCGACACGAGGTACGACCAGCAGATGTTGTCGTAGATCTGGCCCGCGTCGCTCATCATGAGCGAGATGCGCCGGCCGATCATGCCGAGCTTGTCGCCCGCGAGCTTCAGGCGCTTGATCTCGAACGAGCGCTCGTAGCTCTGGATCGTCGCGGTGAAGTTCGAGGCGAGGATCGACTGGAACACCTTGGAACCGGTCCACTGGCGCACCAGCGGCATGGTCTCGAGGAGGTCCACCTCGTTCACGAGGGTGTCGGTCGGGATGACCTCGGTGTACCGGTCGTACGGGCCCGGCGGCCGCGCGGCGAAGATCTCGTCGAACTTCGCGCGATAGGTGGTGTTCGCAACGTCGATGACCGACTGGTTCTGGATCGTCATGGTGAGGGGTTCCCTTCTTCAGCCGTCGATCAGTTCGTCGCCGCGGCGAGGAACCCGACCTTGATCCAGACGCCGTTGACGCCGTTCCACGTCTCGAACTCCGTCACCATGCCGGTGGCGATGTCGTTCGTGGTCGTCGCCGCCGTGCTGGCGGTCTGGTCGTCGAGGATGGTGGCGTTCTTGCCGATGCCGGTGGTCGCCGCGAGCGCCTGCAGGTTGGCGTCGCACGGGAACCACTCCTCGTGCCCGAACTCGACGTTGACCTTGCGGGCGCCGGAGGCGGGCGACAGGTAGTTTTCGGTGCACACGCCGACGATGCGGAAGTTCACCGTGTCGGCCGCCTTCACCAGCAGGCCAGACGCGTTGATGCAGACGAGGCCGCCCTCGTAGAACTGAGTGCTCGCCGCCGGCGTGTACGCGAACTCCGAGATGCCCCCGACGTTGCGCTTCCGACGCTCCTTGTTCGCTGCCAGTGCCGTCATGGTTCAGACCTCGCCCTTCCGCGCGCTCAGTGCGCGCTTGATGCCCGCCTCGCTCACTCCCGCGGCGCGCATGCACGCCTCGAGCTCGCTCGTGCTCGTCGCCGGCTCGCCGCCGTTGACGCCAGCGACGCGCGGCTCCGCCTCGCCACGCGCGGCCACCTGGCTCTGCGGAATCGCCCGCATGCCGCGCGTCAGCTTCTCGAACTCCTCGACGCCGGAGAGCGTCGCGACCTTCAGCCACTGCGCCTCCGCGCTGCGCGCGACGCGACCGTCGCGGATGGCCTTCGCCACCGCCGCCTGCGCGAGCTGCTCACGCGACGGGCCGGCCTTCGCCGCCTGCTGGAGCGCCTCGTTCTGCGCGCTCAGCGCGGCGACGATGGCCTCCAGCTGCGCGACGCGGCTCGCGAGATCCGCATCCTGACCGGCGTCGTCTGCCGCGTCGGCCGCGGCGTCGGGGTTCGACGCCACTTCCGCGCGGTTGAGAATGTCTTCGCGGCTGTCCACCGTCTCGTCCATGACGGGCGGCGGGTTCGCCTGCGCCTTGCTCGACGGCGGACCAGTGACGGTCTCGTCCACGACCTGTCCGCCGCTCGTGCCCTTCGGCGCGGCGCTCGACGAGCTCGAGGTGGTGGTCTTCGTCTGCTTGTTGCCAGGTGCCCGCGTCGGTGTCGTCGCCATAGTGAGCCTTTCGCCGGGCGCCCTGAGACGCTCGCGCCCGCTTTCCTCGGTCTGTGCCCGCGCGGTGCTCGCCATGAGCCCGCGATTCATCGGCTTGTTGGTCAGCGCGTGCGACTCCCATCGCACTCCGCGGATCGCGCCGGCCGCAGCGTCGGTCGCCGCGCGGTCGAAGTTGATGTCGATGGAGCCGAACGCGAGACGCCCGGAGTCGACCTTCTGCGCGATGTCGGGCAGCAGCTCGGCGCGCATCATCAGATGCGGAGTGCCGTCGGCACGCATGAGCATCACGCCGGAGTGAGCCCAGCCGTTCGCATCGACGCCGCCGCCAGTCGCGGGAGTGCCATGCACCACAGAGCCGGGGCCTCCGTCGATCGGAATCGGGATCGGCGACGCGTTGAGCGAGTCGGCCGCCTCGGTGAGCGTCTCGAGGTCGATGGCGCGCGTCGGAGACACCTGCTCAGGCGTCGAGGCGGAGAGCCAGCGCATCTGCCCGTTAGGCTGTCCGTCGTCCCCACGGAACACCGGCTCACGATCGGGACGGCCCATGATCGACGCCGCGCGCGCAAGCGCTTCGTCGCGATCGGAGAAGGCGTCAACGAGCTCGTCGCCGTTCATCACGGCATACGGTCGATCGCCAGTCCCCTCCTGCACGTACACGCCGAGGCCCACGCGCGGCAAGATGCCGAACGCGAAAACCTGCGCCACGTGCCTATGGCTGGCACTATCCTACCGGCTGCGCTGGATTGGACTGCGCCGCTGGATCGGTGGATGGAAGCGGCTTTCCCGGTGCGGTCGTGGCGACCTGCGACGGATTCGCCACCTGGGCCGAAACCATCTGAGAGACCTGTGCGGCGTCGAACGTCGGGAACGCGGCGGCGATCGCGATCTTCGCAGCGTCGGGCGCGAGCGACCCATCCTTGACGGACGCGAGCATGCCCTGCAACGAAGCGACCTGTGCCCCGTTCAGCGCAGTGTCTTGCACCGCCGACGCAGATGCTCCACCGGCGACGGACAGCCCATCGCGCTCCTGCTTCACGCTCGACGGCGGCGCTTCGCCATCTGGACGCGGGTCGAGGTCGATGCTCGCACGACGCTCGTTGAGCGTCGTGTCGCCGAAGAAATCGGGAGGGATCTGCGCGCGCTTCGCCGCGATGACCCACCGAGTCTCCGGGATGGGCGGGACCACGCCGCCGAAGAGGTGCGCGTTGAATCGGAAGAACGCGCGTGCGAGCTGCTGCTTCACGGTCGCGGCGAGCTGAAGCTCGTCCATCGCGATGCGCGCATCGACGGTCGTTCCGCGGCGCACCTCGACGGCCGCATAGGCGCCGATGCGGCCGGGCTCGTTCATGTCGGTCATGCCCAAGATGCCCTTGGCGATCTCGGCGTTCATCGCGTCAACGAGCTGTTTCCAGGTGCCGTTGTCCTTGATCGTCGTCTCGAGGATCTCGAACGCGGCCGGGTCTTCGACCACTGCGGAGTGGTCTGACGAGAGCGTCTCGAGGCCCTGCCGGGCCGCGGCGCGCGTGTCAGCAGCGGCGCCACGCGGAACCTTCGCCACGAGCAGCGGCCACGCGAAGCGCTCGGCGCCCGCGTTCCAGAACTGGACGGCCCAGCGCTTGAAGACGAACGGCCACGCGGCGGCGCGCAGCACGCCCACGCGGGTGGGGTAGCCGGCGATCGTCTTCGGTGCGTGGATACACCAGCAGTCCGGGTCGAGCTCGAGTCCGGGCGAGTAGACGCGTTCGCCGTCGTCGCGGAGCCGGAGCGTCCAGTCTGGGCGCCACCACCGGAAGCGACGCGCATGCACCCACTGCGGGCGCGGCACGATGGCGTACCCGTTCCACTGCCACTCAAGCGAGAGACATCCGATGCCGACGCCGATGCCGTGGAGGAGCTCCATCACGTGCGTCGGCCACGTCTCGATGTCGGCGATCACCTTCGCCCAAACGTTCGCGGCGTCGGCGGCCCACACGTCGCGGCGCGGGTCGCCGGTCGGACGGCCCGGCTCGATGATGCACCGCGCACCGGCGATCGCCGCGTAGCGCGTCTCGAGCGACGCGCGCACGGTCGAGTCGATCTCGACCATGCGATCGCAGAGGTCAGCCCAATCTTCAAGGTGGCCGAGCTCCGCGGAGTTCAAGATGGATGTGAGCCGCTCCGGATCGAGCGCGGCCATCCGTCCAGACAGGACGGCCATCTCGCGCGGCGAGGGCTTCACTCGCTGCGGCTTCGGGGGCAGCTCTGCCACGTGCGGACGCTGCGGGATTACCACCCGTGCGCCACATGCCTATGGCTGGCACTATCAAGTCCAGCGCTTCCGGAGCGGCCTGCGCACCGGCGACGCCTCGACCTCTCCGCGGTACGGCGAGCGCGATCCGGAATCTACCTGCACGCCTGCGCCCGATGTGAGCGCGTCGAAGGCGGCGGCGGCGGCGTCAACCTGATCGTCGCGGTCCCCCTCGATGCCAGTGAACGCCGCGTGCTCGAGCGCGAAATCCGAGGCCCACCGGGCATCCCGCGGGACGAGCACGCGCCGCGCGTTCCACGCCGCCGCGTACGGCTGCGCCCGGAGCCACTTGTCGCGCGAGCCGCTCGGCCACGCCTCGACGTAGCAGGCATTCTCGCGGAGGCGCGCGAGTAGGTCGAGCACGAGTTCTTCGGCGCCGCCCGTGTACATCACCGTGCGCGCGCCGGGCGCTGCCGCCTGCATCGCGGCGAGTCGGCGTGCGAAGCCTGGGTCAACGGCACCATCGACGAGGCGATCGGAAAGCACGCCCTGCATGCGCGCCACGTCCATCACCACCACGCGCCCGGTGGCGTGGTACATGCGCAGGCGCACTGCGCAGTTGAAGTCGGAGCGCGTGCGCGCGCGGTGCGCGAGGTCTACGCCGATCGCCTCCGAGAACTCGCCCACCTCGTCAAGCGCGTCGAAGAGCACGGTGTCGGCGAAGAGCGCGCCACCGCGCGGCCTGGGTGAGCCCTGGTAGAGCGAGGCCCACGAGTAGGGCCCGACGCGCGCCTCGAGCTTCCGCAGCTTCGTCACGTCGAACAAGCGCGGCGCGAGTGCGCGCCCCTGGCCGTCGATCGCCGGTAGCGTGATCAGCCTGAACGGCTTGGCCTCGTCGTCGTCCAGCGGCTTCACGAGCTCGCCGATGAGGTCGCGCTCGTGCCACCTCGTGTGCACGACGAAGAACGACGTGCCGCGCGGGTCCTGGCGCGTGTAGATGTCATCGAGGAACCCCTCGACCACCTTCTCTCGGACCGTGCGGCTCTCGGCCTCCGCGCGGTTTTTGTGCGGGTCATCGACGAATACGACCCTGAATCCTTCGCCGGTGATCTGGCCGCCGACGCCGGCCGCCTTCACGCACCCGCCGGCCGCCGTGGTCCACTCGTCGCGCCGCCGTGTGTCGCCGATGACGATGCCCGCCGCCTCGGCGAGCCTCATCGCCTTGCGCACCTGTTTCGCGGCGAAGCCGTGCGCGTAGCTCACGTACAGGATGTTGATCGTCGGGTCCCGGAGCAGGAGCCACACGATCGCGTGCACGAGGAGCGTGGTCTTCCCGTGGCGCGGCGGCACCGAGAAGCAGAGCTCGACGGTCTCGTCGAGCGAGCGCTCGACCTCGGCGGCGAGCGGCGCGAGATGGTCGGGCCGGTGCAGTCGCGGCGAGACGCGAGGCACGAGCTCGAGGAGCCCGAGCGAGAGCAGCGGGTGTGAGTTCTTAGTGGGCCGTCTCGGGCGGAGGCGGGCCTGCTTCCGCTGCAACGCCTGCACCCTGCCCAGCATCCCGAGCATCGGGCACCTCTTGCGGCGCCAAGGCCGCGTTCGTCACGTTGATCTCGCCGAGCGCGCGGACGGCGCCGAGCAGAAGCGCATCGTCCATGCCAGGCAGCCGCTTGCGCAGCTCCTCCACGGCAGCCACGAGGCCGCCAGTCACCGCAGGCCGCCACGTGTCGGCGAGGCGGCGCGCGTGCGCCTCGTACATCGCCGCGAGCGCCGGATCATCTCCGAGACGGTGGCGCCACACGCGGAGCGTCATCAGCGCCACGCCGTACGCCTCCGCCGTCTCCCGATCTCCGCGGATGGCAGCCTCGGCGAGAGCCCGCGCGCGGACGGCCACAGGCGTCGCGTCGGCGGCCTTCGGCTTTGGCTTGCGCGTCGTCATCGCTCGCTCCTATGGTGCTGCCTCGACTCGCGCACACCCTCGATGAGCACGGCCGCCGGCATCCCGGTCACTCGCCCGATCCTGGTCGCACTCGAGCGGCTGACCGGCTCACCCGCCGCCGCCCGCATGATCGTTCGCTGGCTCACCCCGGCCTCACGCCGCACATGCGATAGCGTGACTCCGAGAGCCTGGCACCGGACGCGGAGCGGCGAGGTGTCACCGACGTTGTCGCGGTAGCAGCGCCGGCACATCCGCGCGCTGTCGTTGTGCAGTGACCTGCCGCAGAGAGGGCAGGGCAGGTTGCGCGACGCGGGCCCAGGCACGATCGGCGCCACTGGCACATCGGAATTCGATTTCGTGTGCGCGAGGG